CGCGCAACAACGCAGACGCCACAGGATCATGCCAAGGCCGCACAAACGATGCGGGAGCGCTTCGACCAAGACCCGGTCGCAGCGATGAATGATCTCGTGACGATGCGCATTGGGCCGGTGGTCCAGGAGTACTTCGGGCGCACGGCGGACACCGAACGCGAAGCGGCTCGGTTGAAGCACGGTGAACTGTTCACGAAGTACGAGAAGGAGATCGACGCGTTCATGAAAGACATGCCGCTAGACGTGAAGGCGAAGTCTGGATCGTACTCGGCGGCGCTCAACATGGTACGCTCCCAGCACCTCGAAGACGAAGTCGAAGCGGCGCGCAAGCAGGAGCGTGAGAAGATCTCGCAGCCCGAGGGTGCTAGCCCAGCCGAGTCCGAGAAGCGCGAGCGGAGGACTCTGTCGCGCGAAGAGCGAGAGGTCATGAAGAAGGGCTTCAAGGACATGGGTGAGGAGGAGTGGAACAGGTGGTCCACTGCGGGGGGAGAGCGGCCCAAGAAGGCAGCGAAGAAGGTGGCATGATGGGTATTGAATTCGTCAAGGACGAGAAGGACAAGAAAATGGCAGCGGGCCAGTACGACCCGCTGAGAGTCGAAAACAAAGACCCTCGGTTCCACTATCGGTGGATCCGCAAGGAACGGCTCAACCTCACGCGCAAGCGGGACTTCCTGGGCTACACGCCCACCGACGGGAAAGAGCAGGGAGTTTGCTCGGACAACACCCCGCTCAAGGCCGGGGAGCCGATCGCCGGCCAGGTCGAGGTTGGAGACCTGGTGCTCATGAAGATCCCGAAGGAGAAGTTCGAGGAGCACCGTCAGCGGAACCAGGAGAAGATCGACGCTCTCGCAACCGGCGTGGCCGCGAGCTTCAATGCCGCCGTAGGCGGCCGAGGGTATGAGGAACATCGGGATGTCCCCGGATACGCGGGAAGCGTGACCCGGGATGACATCGACCTGGAGGACAAATGAGGCAGCTTGCTCAGCAGATGACAATCTCTGGCAACAGCCCTCACACGCTGACCTATGGCGAGGGGGCGGGCCAGACCTTCGAGGTGGGGGCACCGGTGGTGCTCAACGCCTCGAAGCAGGTGATCGAGGCAACAAGCCCCGTGGGCACGGCCGCTGGTTCTATCCTAGGCGTAGCCGCCGTGAACGCGAGCGGGATCACGGGCAACCCGGTTCCGGTCTGGATCGCCAACGATGACACCCTGTTCGCGGGGACGATGGTGGGTGGTGTCACAACCGATCTCGAGACTCCGGTCAGTGTGAAGAAGACGGGGGCGGTGTGGGCCCTCGACCGGACAGCCGCAGGGAACTTCCTGGTGCTCGAGATCGAAACGACTCAGCCGCCGGCTGGCACGGTGATCGGGCGTGGGAAGTTCCTCGAGAGTTCCACGCAGGTGGGTAGGGTGGCGTAAATGGTAAACGTAACTGGTGCATTTTCATTCCTGCTGGCACCGGGGCTGCGGAAGGTATTCTTCCAGCTGCTGGACGAGCGGCCCACGGAGTACAGCCAGATAGCCAACGAGGAGACCTCGGAACGTGCGTACGAGGAAGACCTCGAAGTCGGCGGGCTAGGCAGCATGCCCGTCAAGCCGGAAGGCCGAGGAGTCGTGTATCAGGACTTCAGGCAAGGTGGGAAGCGGCGCTACACCCACCTGACCTACGGACTCGGCTTCCGCGTCACACTCGAGATGATGGAAGATGACCTGTACAACGTCATGAAGAAGAACACCCGGGAGCTGGCGAAGGCAGCCCGGAACGCCCGCGAGGTGAACTTCTTCAACATGCTGAACAATGCGTTCAGCACTGTGTACGGCTTCCCGAAGTTCGGGAACAACGAGGCCCTGATCTCGGCGACACACACCAAGTTGGGTGGTGGGACCGGGTCGAACCGGGCGTCCACGGACGCCGACCTGTCACCGACCTCACTCGAGGCGGCCATCATCAGCTTCGAGTCACTGTCCGACGAGATGGACATCCCGGTCATCATCAAGCCGAAGACCTTGCTGTGCGGGCCTCAGCTCAAGATGACGGCGCGGGAGATCCTCGGCAGCGAGTTCAGGCCGTACACCAGCAACAACGAGATCAATGCGCTCCGTGAGGAGGGCCTTGATTACATGATCGGCCACTACATCGTGGACCCGGATTCGTGGTTCCTGCTGGCGGGGAAGGGCGATCATGACCTGAACTTCTTCGAGAGACAGCCCGTGCGGTTCCAGAACGGCGACGACTTCGATACGGGTGACGCGAAGTTCAAGGCGTTCCAGCGGTTCAGCGTTGGAGCGGGCGAGTGGCGGGGAACGTACGGTAGCCAGGGCGCTTAGCGGTTCATGGATTGAACGGCCATGATACCCATTCAGAAGATGTTCCCACGCAACTGCTGCGTGGTTGGCAATCAAAAGTTCCCCACTGCGCTGGTGGCCCGGGGGATCGGCCCGGGCGTCTCGTCGGTGTACCCGAATGGGACCTGCGGGTTCGTGGGCTTCCGGTCCCATCTGGGGAACGAGGGGTACATCTACGTAGATGGACTGCAGCCCAGCCAAGTGCGGTGGGGCAGCATGAGTGAGTTCTACAACCTCCCCTCTACGGGAGTCGCGATCGGGACCGCGATTACCCACCCTGCACTGCCAGCGGTCCCGGTCCAGCGCCACTTGGCAGGGTGGTGCGTGTATGGAGGGCCGAGGACCAACAGCTCAATCTTCCTGAAAGGCGCGTACACGATCACCGCAGGCCCCACTTGGTTGCCCCCGGCTGTGGGCCTGATGAACAATCCGGGGACGGACATCCGGTACCTGTTCATGCTCGACACCGGGACCTCGGTCGATCTGCACCTCGGGACCGAGGCCGACTATCTGGCCGGGGGCGGGTCCTCGACCCTGGTCGCAACGGTGGTTCCGTCGGGACCCGTCCCATCCCCATCGGGGGGCCTGCTGAACTGGGACACGGTACGGATCGACGGGCGCTCAACACTGAGCGATGACTGGCGTGGCATCAATGGGCCGCTGGTGGTCCAGACCAACGGGCGATCGGCGGCGCTTGGGTTCATGACGACCGACTTTGCGGGTGCCACGGCACTCTACATCGACCCGGTGGCGAAGACGGTCCTGACGGATGACCTCTTCAACTGGTACAACTGGTCCAACCTGAATCTGCCATGAGTCCCAAGTATCGCATCGAGATCGAATTCGACGGCGAGGTCTGGGTCGTTCGGTTTCCAGAGCTAGCTGGCTGCTCTGCTCGATCGGGTAACGTTCATGACGCCCTGGACCTCGCCGAACATGCTCAAGACGAGTACCTACTCCGGTGGGCCGAAGCGGCCCAGTGGGGGGAGATCTATTGATCTCCGTCGTCCCAGCAATCCCCCGGCTCCGCCAGAAAGAGGACTTGCTCCAATGGAGCAAGAACCTCGTTGAGTGGCTCCAGACCGACAAGCTGACTGACACCGACGGGGGTGGCACTGGGGAGCCTGGGCCACCTGGCCCACGGGGGCCTATCGGGCCGCAGGGTCCTACGGGGCCAACTGGTCCCGCAGGGGCCGACTCAACCGTGCCAGGACCCGTGGGGCCTGCTGGCCCCACAGGTGCGACGGGGCCGCAAGGCCCAGTAGGCGCGACTGGACCGCAAGGCCCTACCGGTGCTACTGGCGCACAAGGGCCAACGGGCGCGACTGGTCCCGCAGGCCCTGGTGTCGCAACGGGTGGCACGATGGGCCAGGTGCTCGCGAAGAATTCGGCTACGAACTACGACACCGGGTGGATCACGCCCGCCGCAGGTGGTGGCACGAATACATGGATTGGCGCGACGCCACCGGCATCTCCTGTTACAACGCAACTCTGGTGGCGCTCTGATCCCGATCAGAACCTGTACATCTACTACGACGACGGGAACTCGAAGCAGTGGGTGCAGGCGGTGCCCGTGCCGCCGAATCTCTGGACGGTCGCCGGGGGGAACCTCCAGCCGCAGGATGCGACGAAGAAGTTTATTGTTGGCACACCACCGAATGACCTCATCCTGCCGTCGAGTGGCACGTCGACCACGACGGCACGACTCATCAAGGCTACGACGAATGATGGGATTTATCTGGCATCCAACACATCGCGCGATGCCGCTGACACCGTGTGGGCGCAGGATGACGCGACCAAATCATCGTGGATGCTCCGATTGAGTCCCACCGCTGACACCATTGACTTCTTTCGTGCCGCAGCGGGAACGACGAGCTTCATAAACGTCGCAAGAATCGACAACGTGGGCCATCTCACCTTCAAGGCGATGGCGTGCAACATCAATAACAATAACGTCGCGCAGACGGTGACGGCCAGCACGTGGACGACCGTGAACATGACCTCCCTCGGCTACGATTCCTCGGGGGGCGTGATGCCCATTCCGGCATCGAGTCAAATCAAAACGACCCCAACTGGTGGGTGGGTGATTATCGTCTGCTGGCTCACGCTGACTGCTGTCGCCACGGCGGCGTTGATGCTCCAAGCGTCGCCCGATGGCTCGACGGGCTGGTACAACATCAACTACAACGCCATCCCGACCACGAATCAGGGGTCCATCGTGGCAATGTCGTACAGCGGCGCCCCGCAATACTTCCGCTTGCAGGTCTTCACGAATGCGGGCGGTGTCCAGTACGCGAACATGCAAGCGATTGTCGTGGCGGGTCTGTGATGGCGGCACCCGACTTCCCCAACTCCCCCACCAACGGTCAGCAGTACACGGCCCCCTCGGGCCTGGTCTATACGTGGGACGGCGCGGTGTGGATGACGAATGCGAACCCGCAGTCGGACTACTGGACCGATACGGGCGTGGCGCTGACACCGACAACGGCGACGCGGCAGGTAGCAGTGCCGGGCGTAGCCGGCAAGGCTTCGTTTCAGGCTGGGGCGCGTACCATCAAGCAACGTATCCATGCGGCATCGAACACCGATGTCGGCTACCTGACGATGAACGCCACGATCACGGCCGCGGAGACGGGTTGGACGCAAGACGACGCGACCAAGCCGAGCTGGATCCAGGCGTTCTATCCTACCCCAGGAGACTACTGGTCGGTTGGACGTTTGGCCCCGGGGCAGACGGGAACGACCAACCTGTTTGTGGTGGCACCAGCGCCGAACAATGTCGTGTTGCCAAGTAGTGGAACATCCACGACCTCGGCACGACTCGTGAAGCCAAGCACTACCGGAGAGCAGTTGTTCGTTACGACGAATGCATCGTTGGGAACAGACAACGCGACATGGACTCAGGACGATGCGACGAAGCCTTCGTGGGTTACAATCTTGAATTCAGGCTCGGATCTCTTTCGTATTTCACGGTCCCCAGCAGGTACCCCATCGCCCGTGGCGCTACTGACGCTCGACAACACCGGCAACGCCACGCACAACGTGCAGACAGCGAGCGTCTCTGACGCTGCGCTCACGATGCAGTACGGCACGACGGTAGCGAAGTCGCGGGTCTGTGTGTCACCTACCACGACTGGCGGGATGAGTTTGCGCGTCAATTCGGGATGGGGCGGCACACCCGACGACACCACGTTACCGCAGTGGGCAATCAATTTCGGTGCGACGGACAACTTTGCTCTCTTTCGGTCCCCACCGGGTACCACGTATTCGTGGACGAACGTCCTCATGGTGGACAGCACCGGCACCCTAACGTGCACGCTCGCGCCGACGAGTGTCGCGGTCGGCCAACTCGGTGTGGCCGCGACGACCCGCTATTTGGCGCAGAATGCTTTTCCGGCGAGTTTCCTTAACGCGACTCTCAATGCGTGGATTACCGTCGCGACAACAGCGGGTGCGGCGCTGCGTGGTGGGTACTGCCAGTGCTTCGCAAGCGTCCCGGGAGTGATTGCGGTCTTGGGTGCCGTCACGAGCCTGGCGATCTACTTCGGCTTTATGGTGGACAGCACCATTCTCGCCTACCACAAGTATACGATCACGACGGGTGGGGCTGCTCGGTTGCCAGTGCCGGGTTTTTCATATTGGTGGCACTCCAGTGCGGGGACGCACACGTTCTCGTTCATCGTGTACCAGACCAGCAGTTCGGTGCTCTTTCAGACGGAAGCGGACGGGCTCGGTATGTTTGGGGCGATGGAGTATGCGTGATGGCTACCACCTATACATGCGACCAGTGTGGCACGACTAGTCCAACTGGCTCAGGCTGGTTCCTCATTTCGGTACAACTCCTACATGATGATCCTGCGGTTCCGAGTCCGCCGGGTGGTCGGATGCTTGATTCCACGATGCCTGACTTCCACTTCGAAACAGACGAGTGTCGAACGCTGTGGCTACAGGAGCGAAAGCTAGGATGATACCAACCTTCCCAAGCGTCAAGGAACGGTGGTTCGAGTGCTGGATATGTGGGTTCGACTTCCCACTATCGCAGGCTCGGCGCCACTATCGTTCGAATCGTCTCGTGGATGCTCGGTGCGACGATGAGCAGACACAGACAGACTACTTCCAAGATTGGGTGCTGCCGACCCAGGCCGAGGCAGATCGCCGCGTGACGCCCGAGCAACCGGTTACGTGCCAGGGTGAGGTTACGGGTACGCGGTGGTATCAGGGTGAGTGGTACCGGGGGAAGTGGTACGACCCGGGCGACAAGGACTGTTCGGGGGGCAAGTAGCGATGGCACTGGTGCGGGGCCTCAAGCGGGGGAATGTTCGGGAGTTCGATGCGAGCTACCAGCTCGGATTCACTGACATTTGGGCTCGGGAGGTTGATGTAGACCTGGACATATTGTTCGACTCGTGGAACGCCGTGATCGACGGCATGAATGCCACGGTGATCAGCCCGACGCCGCCCCCGAGCCCGCAAGTCGGCCAGCTTTGGTGGCGAGATCAACCGGACGGGGCGCTGTATATTTACTACGACGACGGCAACTCGACGCAGTGGGTAGCAGCGACCCCGCCCGTTGCCACGAAACCAGACGCGAACCAGCAACTCTACGACTACAACTGGAAGGCCGGGGCCGTTACCGTGGGGACGATCAGCCCGGGCCAAGCCGGACAGCAGGACTCGGCCACGCTGCTGGTCCACCACCTCGATGTCCACGGAACGGACCAGACCCTATACTGGACCCGGTTGATGGTGGGTTCCCACATCGCCATCGTGATGAACGGCCTGACAACGATCACGGGCACACTCTCGGCGATACCCACTGCGGCCCCCGTGATCGCGCTCAAGATGCTGAACCTGACGGGCGGTCCACCGACGGACGGGGCGGTAGTCGAAGTAATCGTGACGCTGCCGGGTGACCCGTGCTCCGAGTGGCTCGAGGTCTCGGGGACCCTGTTCCCGAGGTCCGTGTATGGTATCGCAAGCTCCACCGGCCTAGGGCTTGCCCTACCCAACTACAACAAGCCGTGGGCAGGCCAGACGATCAGTTTCGGGGATCCGACGACCGGGAACTGCACGTCGATCGTGGGCACGAATGTTAGCGTCGAGCTGGAGGTGGCGGACCAGACGGCCTTCTTCGAGATACTCTCTAATACACAGACTGGCAGCCCAGCCACGAGCCCGCAAGCCGTGCTCCAGCTCGCGAGCAACCAGTACTTCGATGTGCTGTTCGGGAACGTGAACGCGCTCCACGTTACACCCAACAACGTGAAGCTGCCGGCGACCATCGCCGTAGGCGCCGCTACGGCCACACCGGCGGCTGGCATGATGCAGTTCAGCGGAGGTAGGTTCCAGGGCTACAACGGAACGTCGTGGCAGAACCTCGATGTGCAGCAGATCGGGGCGAATCTGTGGGGTGGTGGCAAGTCGAATAACTGGCCGTACCTTATCCCGCTGGACGCCTCGACCACGAACGTGTGGATCGGGGGCTCCGCAGGAGCCCGGTACTACGGATTCGCGAATGGATCCGGGGCCGGTATCACGACCAACTACGACTCGGACGCGGACAAGCTCGACTCGTCATCTGCGGCTGGTTGGGAGTTGGACGTGGGGCAGGTTAACAGCTTCCAGTTTCTCTACTATCCACAGACGTACGTCCACGGGCAGAGCGCCACGGTCCTGATGCGGGTGAACTCAACGGGTACGGTCACGGTGGGTCGGGACCCGGCGAATGCGCTGGACCTCGCCACGAAGCAGTACGTGGATGCTCGCATAGGGTCTGGCGGCGGGGGTGGAGGCGTGTACATAGGCGCGACGGCCCCGCTCGTGCCAACCGTGGGCCAGCTGTGGTGGCGGACGGACCCTGATAACACGCTGTACATCTACTACAATGACGGGACCTCGAGCCAGTGGGTTCCGGCGGTAGCACTTACCACGAATACGGTGACGACTACCGTGTCGTTTATCTATCCGGGTGGGCCACCGGCCACGATGACGGCGCTGGGAGGCACAGCCTACACGTATGGGCAGGACTTCACGGTTCTGGTACCAAACCTCGTGCTGCATGGGGTCCGGCTCTACAAGCTAGCAGGTGATAGCCCAGCTACGCGGACGGCAACGGTTTGGAACCAGGCGACCCAGGCACAGATAGCTACAGCGACGTTCACGGCTGAGAGTCCAACGGGCTGGCAGTCGGTATCGTTTGGCTCGGCACCTGTGTTGACGGCTGGGACCACGTATCGGGTGGGTGTGAATCTGACTGGGTCGGGTGGAAGCTGCTCGTTTACGGGCGCGTCGATGGGCACTGGGCCAAACGCTACGATGTCCCAGAACGGGTACTACACAGCGACAATAGGAGCCTTCCCAACGATCTTGTGGGGCAGCTATTGGTTCGGGATCGACTTGATGCTCGACGTCCCGATGTAGGAGCGGTATGCCAACTTCGAACTTCCCGGATTCTCCAGTTAAGGGCGACTCGTACAACTCCCCGTTCGGGGTCACGTACAAGTGGGACGGGACGGTGTGGATCAACGCCCCCGTGTACTCTACCGCGGGCGGATGGATCGACGATGGGGCGACGGTAGTCCACACGCAGTACAACACCCGGAACGTCGGGATCGGGACGCTGAACCCGAACGCGAGGTTCCAGGCAGTCTCTACCAGCGGGGCCGTGAACGGGATCACGGCCCTGGGGATCCAGCAGACGACCCCCGGCACGAACCACGAAGTCGGGCTCCAGATGCAGAACTCGGGGGCCATTGGGTGGTTGGGGATGACGGCGGGCGCGAGCCTGTCGGCTCCGGTCAACATTCATTTCAGGCAGCAGAACGCCCTGGGGAACGTGTGGCTCGAGCTAGCTGGCTGCGTGAACACGGGGCTGGACAACATAAATACCCTGCAGTCAGACTTCAATGGGGCCAGCGGGTGGTTCGGGTATTACACCTGGTTGGTGACCTGTCATGGCCGCGACGATGCGGTCACGGCGGGGGCCAGCACGACCGGGGACCAGACGGTTCGGTCAGTCAACTGGAACTGGCCGGTTGCCGCCAACGATAGCCGGTTCTACAAGTTCCTGGTATCGGGCAAGATCGCTCGAGCGGCGGGCGATCTGCACCTGAAACTGCAGTGGGGCAAGTCGAGTGCCCCGCCGGTGATCTTCGATTGGAGTACCACGGGTGCCGCGTGGGCCAATGCGTACTTCTGGATCGACTGCGACGTCAATATGTACATCCAGGCGGGCGCGTACAGTACCCGGATGTATGTCGTGACGGACCCCGCGGCGTTCCCAGCCGCGGCGGCCGCGACCGCGTACCTCACGAATGGGACCTACGCGAGCCTTCCCGGGACGGGTGGCGGGGCCTTCAACGTGTTATGCAACTTCGCTACCTCGAACGCGGGCAACAGCGTGACCCTCAACCAAGAATACATGCTGATCTCGAAGGGGCGGTGACGTGCTAGACTTCCCAAACGTTCCAGCGATCGGCGATGAGTGGGTGGCACCCAATGGCGTCATGTATACGTGGGACGGCTCGGTCTGGATGGTGGGCGCGGCGCCCGTCACGGCGGGCATCCCCGCAGGCGGGGATCTCCAAGGGACGTACCCGAACCCAACTATCAAGCCCTCGGCGCTGCTATGGCAGTACTCCGGTACGGCGATCACCCCGGCCGATAGTTCGAAGGACTTGTCCATCCCGCACGGCTTGGGTCTGTTTGGGCAAACGGTCAACACAACTCGAATTCAGGCGCCTGGAAAGTTCACCGTCAACCAAGGGGCGACGACCCAAGACGATGTAACGCACGCGAGCTGGGTGTTGAGCATGGACCCGGTTGGCGATGTGTTCATGCTGCAGCACGCCAAGGCAGCGGCCCAGCCGCCGGCTGCGGTGCTGCAGATCGACACGAATGGAGCCGTGCTCACTGACCTGAACCAGAAGTTGTACGCCCGGATCCAGTCCGGGAACCTCGCGACCTTCGATGGCCCAACGGGCCATGGCTCTCGGATCCAGCAGTTCAATGACGCGTCGATGCAGTTCGGGACCAACACGAATTGGCTCACGGGTGTCCGGGATGACTCCACGCAGCCTACCTGGTACCTGTACTTCGGGAACAAGACCACGGACAAGTTCACGATCTCGAGGGCGCCAGCTGGGACGAACTTCTCGGTTGACTTTCTGACCGTATCGTCCACGGGTACCACCTCCCTGACCAACCCGCTGACGACCACATCGACGATCAACCTAACAGGCTCGACGTCGGCTATCGTGGCGGGGGCGCCACCGAACTCGACCGGACACCTGATGCCTGGCAACGGGTGGCTCGCCCTGGCTCTGAACCGGAACCCGAACACGGGGGTCCAGGACGACTCAAGCAAGACATCGTGGCAGCTCACGATGAACGTGAATGACAGCTACGTGATTAGCCGCCAGGCAGGCGGGGGAGCCCTCTACCCGTACTTGACGATCGACAGCGTTGCAGGTATCACTAGCACGGGCCACCTGTTTACGATGGCGGCGGGCTCGGCCAAAGCTCGCTGGTGGGGCACCACGACGGCCACGAGCTTGTCGGTCAACCGGGACCCGGTATCGGGGAATCTAGACGACAACACGAAGGCGAGTATGGGGTTGTGGCTAGACGCGGGGAATAACCTAGCGTCTATCACGTATGGAACATCACCCTCAGCATATACGATCTGGTCGCAGAGCCGGACGGCAATGTCGCTGGCGGGTGGCCAGGTCAATTACGGGGACGGCTCCGTGGTCCAGCTGCAGCAGGCATACTCGAACGTATACGGGGATGGCACAGGGAACCCGGTGTGGGACTTCGTACTGAACTGGCCCACGACGGGCAACACCACGATGGAAGGGATACCCACGTGGATGATGCGCCTCGCGGCAGGTGGGCAGGACTCGTTTAGCGTCTATCGGGCCTTGATACCTGGGCAGGGGGTCAACTGGCTGTGGCGGATGATTCTCACGAACATAGGTAACTTCCAGATCGCGGGGGACCACGCATACAAGAACAGCGGGACCACGTGGGAGATCAACTCGGATCCTAGCCTCAAGACTGACATCGGGACGTATACGCGGGGGCTGGCCGATATCGTAGCACTGGAGCCCATCACGTATCGACTAAGGGAATCGCCCGACACATTGTGCTATGGTTTCGACGCATCGGCAGTGCAAGAGATCATGCCAGAGTGCGTGGGGCAGGCGGATGGGCACCTGACGTTTGACATGCATCCGGTCCTGGTAGCGATGGTGAACGCAATCAAAGAGCTTGCGAGGAAGCTATGACACCTAAGGAGCGACTAGACATCCTGGAGAAGCGGCTGGGCGAGCAGCGTCAGCTGCTCCAAGAGACCCAGCGGGCAGTGTTCCAGCTCGAGGGCGCGGTGCTTGTTCTGAGGGAGGTCGTGAATGAACCCGCAGACCTACGACGACCTGAAGGCGGAGATCATCCAGCGGATGGGCAACCGGACCGATCTGAGCTCGCGGATCGATCAATGGGCGATGGACGCATTCACGGAGCTGACCCAAGCCCCGAAAGCTAGCTTCCGCGAACTCGACGCGCTGTACAACTTCACGGTGGTCGCGGGCGAGTCCCGCATAGAGGTCCCGGCGGACTTCTGGTTCGTGCTCTCGCTGCGGGACCCGACGCGCAAGCTCGATCAGGTGCACTGGCAGGTCCTGGACCGAACGTATCGGACGACGGGCCGCGCGGTGCGGTACGCTCGATATCAAGACTACCTCGAGCTGGACCCGGTGCCGGACCAAGACGTGGCGATGATCATGCGGTACCGGCGGCGGCTCCCACAGCTTGCGTCGGGCATGCAGGTTCCCCTAGAGCGAGAGTGGCACGAGCTCCTGATCACGTTGACGGTGGCCCGGGGGTTGAGTGCCTTGCAACGGTTCGAGGAGAGCGCGGGCCATCGCCAGTCGGTGGATGGGGACCTGGCTAGCCGGGACGACAATCCGGGCCTCGAAGAGGATAACTACGAATCAACGATCGGTGTCCGCTTCAGATAATGAAAGGATAGGTGGTGGCCCAACAAGTATTCGAACGGAACCAGCTACCTACCCGCGGCCTCTACACGTCGGCCGTGGCGGACAGCTTGGACCCCTCTTATACGCCGTGGTGCCAGAACGTGCGGTTCCGCTTCGGGCAGATCCTGCGCGCCCCGGGCCGCTCGCGGCCGCTGTTCACTCGCTCGGGCTCGACGATCATGGACTTTGCGACGCTAGTCGACGCGACGGGCAAGGTCTCGATCTACAGCATCGAAGATACGAACGGGCTCACCAGCATCGCGCTCTACAACCCCACGGCAGCCACCTTCGGGCCTCAGATCCAGCTCGGAATCACGAAGCAGCGGGATGTCCGAATCTCGTGGACCCAAGGTGAGGAGCGCCTGTTCATTGCTCGGGGGTCGCAGGTGGCAGCGGTGGCGCCGGGTGGCGTGGTGGAGGTTCTTTCGATAGCTCGGGACGCGAGCGGGAATCCCATCCTTGACGGCAACGGGCAGACTATACCGGCGCCGGCTGGTTGCTTCCTCGTGTACTTCAAGAACCACCTGCTCATGCTGAACACCACCGACATGCCCAACCGGATCCAATGGACGGCGAACGCCGTCTATAAGGATTGGGCCACAACCACGGATCATGGAGGTTTCCTAGACCTGTATGACGGAATCGTGGAGCCGATCACGGGGGCCAAGGTACTGGGCAACCGCCTTGCCATCTATCGGACCAGCTCAATCAGCGACTTCGTGGCAACTGGCGACCCCACTTCACCCTTCCTGCCTGACGGTCGGGTGTTTGGGCTCGGGTGTCTCGTCCCAAATAGTCTCGTTAACCTGGGGCAGATGCATTTCTTCGTTGCCAACGACTACAATGTGTGGTCGTGGGACGGTGTGAACCTGACCCCAATCGGTACACCGATCCACAAGTACGTTCGGGAGCTGTACGACCCCGACAGCCAGAACACATGGATGACTGCCCCATTTGGCGCAGCCTTCATGGGTTTCAAGGAGTATTGGCTATGCTTCCCGAGCCCGACCGGGGGCAGCGTCGTATTGATCTATGACTACCTCCGCGATACGTGGACCCGCGACTTCATCGACATTCCGCTCTGCGCGTTGTTCGAGCAGATTCTACCCACCGACCCCCAACTGTCGGTTACGGGCTACCCAGTCAAGTACCCGGTCCTGATGGGGGCGAACCAGAACCAGTACTTTCTAATCGACGAGCGTGTGATCGGGGACAACATCTCACCTGGTGGGATGGACATGTGGGTGGACACGCCCGATATGTACTACGACAAGAACGCGATACATAACGGGACGCTGGAGCGCGTGTTGATCGCGCAGGGAACGGAGCAGGGGGACCTACCGTACCAGCTCCAGATCAGCATCGACCGGGGCCAGACGTTTGCGATCACGAAGACGATCACGCCCTTGGACACGCATTGGGGCTTCGAGTTCGTGGACACGAACGTAACCAATAACGTGCGTCGGATGCGGTTCATGTACCCACGGGCCAACGGCCCGGCGACGCCCAGCCTACGGAGCTACACATCGGTCTATGTTCCAGCCGGCGAATTTTTCCCAGTCGAGCGACCAATCGGAACTACGCTTTCGGCCGCTAGTGTTAACGCCGGGCAAGCTAGAGTTCCTGTGGGAGCGAATGAACCAGTTCCCGCAAATCTTCGACGACGTCGTGCCTAGGACATTCGATGCCCACAGGCAAACAATGCTGTCCGTCACCAACCAGTTCTACGAGTTCGTCATCGGGGAGGAGGTCGTTGGGCTTGCGGCTGCAACTCAGGTCAGGCCCCGTCTCGACGCTAATATACACGTCATCATGTTTGACCGTCGGCTTCGTGGACGAGAAGACTTCATGCGACGAGCCCTCCAGGATTTTGCCATGCGAGCCCAGCTAAGGAGGATGACGGTTGCGCTCCCCGAGGACAACAAACCGGGTATCAAACTGGCTCTCCGAATGGGCTTCAGGCCAGAAGGGATACTCAGAAAGGCCCACCTACGCGATGGTGTCTACAGAGATTTCCACATCTTCGGAATGCTTGCAGAGGAGCTGTTTGATACGAGTGGCGACCGAGAGCGACCTCGAGAAGCTAGGGGTGATGGGGCACCTGTTCGCGGAGCTGTACGGCCAGAACCTGATGAGGTTCGACACGGTGATCTTCCTAGCGAAGATGAGGGAGTTCTTGTCTCTCGGGAGTGGGACAGTGCTATGCGCGCACCTGGACCAGGACCTGAAGGGAGCGCTGGCGGGGGTGAGGTATGAGAACGTGTTCGATGGGGAGCCATGCGCCTCCGAGTTGTTCTGGTATGTTTGGCCCGGGGCACCGAAAGGGACGGGCCGATTGCTGCTCCGAGAGTTCGAGGCCTGGGCCATCGGCGCAGGTTGCACACGTGTCACGATGGCGTACATGCTACACAACAGCGGAACTCTTCCTGCGTTCTACGAGCGAAATGGATACACCGCGTTCGAGACCCAATACGTGAAGGATCTCGACGCCTAACCCGCCCTAGAGGAGGACGCATATGATACTCGCGTACATCATCCCGATCGGTGGCGAGCCAGCGCACCCGGTCGCGCCCCAGCCGCCTGGCATCTGGGGACCTCCGGGTCCTTGGCCGACACCACCGATCGCACCCGGTGGCCCGCCGCCCGGCTTTTGGGGCGGAGTAGCACCACCGTATCCGTCCCACCCGATCGCCCCCGGCGGGCCTCCGCCGGTCATCTCGGGTGGCCTGCCGTGGCCAACACCACCGATCTACTACCCGGGAGCACCCGAGCACCCGATCGCGCCGGTACCGCCGGGAATCTGGGGGCCTCCAAGTGGGTGGCCGACTCCGCCGATCTACATTCCGGGGCCGCCGCCGACAGAGCCGCCGCCGGACGGTGGTGCGAAGCCGCCGCCCCCCGAAGGGGGCTGGGGCTACCATCCGGACTACGGGAGGGGATACTTCCCACCCG